TGCGGCAGCTTGCGCCGGCCTGGGTCCACCACCAGACGGTGACCAGCTGCTCCCGAGCCTCTGCCGCGTCCATGGCCCTGTGTGGTTGCCACAGGTTGCCGGGAAACCTATGGGACAGGCGGGCGGTTGATGGCCAGGGGCAAGGGCAGAACCAGAAATCAGCCACGGGATGCCCGTGGGCGGTTCTCCAGCACCGGAGCCACCGCACGCGGCGGGCGGATCGCCAAGGCCAGCGGCAGGCGGGCCACGGTGACGGCCAAGGCCAAGGGGCAGGCTTCTGCGGGCACCATCGGCAAACGCCGGGGCAAGCCGTCAGCGCCCGCTCAGCCTGGAGCCCGCAACGGCATCCGCCCCACCGGCCGCCCCGGCCCGCGCAACAACGTCCGCCGCTACAACCCTGCCACCGCTGACGGCAAGCTCGGCCAGATTGATCGGCAGATTGACTCCACCATGAAGGGCATGGTGGACGAGATGAAGGGCATCCGCGACCGGGCCAGAAAGGCCAAGCCCGAAATCGACAGGATGTCCCGATGGCTGGAGCGCACCAATGCCAGAGCCATCACCGACCGAGGCAAGAAGGGAATCAGCGGGGAGATTGCGCGGATTGAGATTGGCACCGTTGGAACTGGCCCCGGCATGAAGGCCATCCGCCGCAGGGCAGAGCGTGCCTCACAGGCCGCCGCACGGGGCAGCAAGCCGGCCAAGCGTGCCCAGCAGATCTATGCCAATCAGATGGCGTTCACTGGGCCAGGCAAACCCAAGGCCGGCCGCAACAACGTCAAGCCAGGCCCACGGAACACGTCAGGCCCGCCGAAGCGCACCCGCAAACCACGCAAGCCCCGCAAATGATCGTTGAGGCCCCGACCATTGAAGTCGTCAACCAGGGCGGCGAACCCGTCTGGCGCGTCAGTGGCCTTGGCATGACCGTCTGCGACCGCTGCGGTGCCCGTGCGCGGGAACTCTGGCTGCAGATGGCCGTGGCCCGTGGCTACGACGGGCCGGAGCCGGCCAGCGCTGCCTGAGCCTCCAGCTCGGCGATGTGCTTTGTAGCGCCTCTTATCACCTGATCCTGGTGAATGGTCAGGCGCCATAACTTCATGGCCATCGCCAGCACATCCGCCGGGCTGCCAGCCTCTAGCGCCCGTTTGCCGCGCTCAAGCTCAAGCTCATGATGCGGCTGGAACTCGGGGCACATCCACGATCCCCAATGAGGCATGTTCCCTTGGGACACGGGCAACGGTGCAGTTTTCTGAAGGTTGCCCCTTCAATTCCCAAAGACAAGTAAGATAGGGGTGTCCCGGCGGGTTGCAGCCCCCGAGACGTGACCAACTCACTGGAGGGTGAGCCGATGGGAGTCATCGTAGACCGGACCGGCCAGCGTTTCGGCAGGCTGGTCGTGCTAAGCAGAGGCGAGAACCAAATCACCGCAGGCGGCGGCATCAAAACCAGTTGGTTCTGCCGTTGTGACTGCGGCAACGAACTGGTTGTCAGAGGCAACTCCTTGGCAACTGGCAACACTAAAAGCTGCGGATGCTACAACCGCCAAAGGTCCGCTGATCGGCAGTTTATTCACGGCATGAAGGGCAGCCCAGAACACAAAATCTGGATGGCTATGCGGAAACGATGCCGCGACACGGGTGACATGCTTTACGGAGGCAGAGGGATCACTGTCGCTCCTGAGTGGGAAGATTTCAGGGTGTTTTATGCCGACATGGGGCCGCGTCCGTCTTCCCGGCACAGCATTGACAGGATCAACGGAGACCTTGGCTACGGACCCAACAACTGCCGATGGGCCACGCCACAGATGCAATGCCGAAACACTCGCAGCAACGTAATCGTCTTGCATCAAGACCGTTACATGACGCTGGCAGAGGCTGCCGAAGTTAGCGGCTTGTCATACACGACGCTGCGAGCAAGGAAGCGGCTCGGATGGCCTGATGACAGACTGTTTCAGCCCATCAGGCCAATGCGTCAGTAGTCCCAGCGCACCCGTGGACCGCCCTTGCGCTTCCCAATGTGGATGAAGCCCTTGGGTGCCCCGTAGCCGAGGCTGTAGGGCCATGCACGGTCCGCCCAGTCCTGCAGCTCCTTCACGGGCACGCCTTCTAGGTAAAAGTCCACCGCTCCCACGCCGGGGGCGTCGTACAGGTGCTCTGATTGGCTGGCACCACCAACCGACTTGTTCACGGCTGGGGGCCTGTAACCACTGGTGATAATCGCCGGTTTTCCCCCAAAGGCTGCCCGCGCCTTTTCGATGAACTGGCACAGCTCTAAGGCCGTGTCGCACTGGTGCTGCGCTGTGAAGCGGCGGGCTTCTTCCCCTAAAGCCAGTTCTCCGTAGGTGACGTGAGGCGTGATTTTTGACGAGAACGGCGAGGCAGGGGTGAACTTCGGCGTCGTGGTTTTGGCTGCCGGCTGCTGGGCCGGCAGCCTCAGCTGTGGCAGCGTGCGGCCAGCAAGGCCAGCACGGGCAGCCTTGAGCGCAGACTGCACCTTGGCCACCTTGGCCGTGGCCTTGTTGCCGGCGCTGTCACCGTCGTAGACACCCCGCCCCTCAGCCGTGGGGATGCTGGCCCATTCCTTGGCCAGATCAAGCTGCGCGGCCTCAATGGTGACGTTCTTGCCTTGGAGGTAGTCCCGCAGTGCCGGCCGCTTGCCGCCCAGCAGCAGGGCCACGGCCAGCCAATCCTGCGTTTCCGGGCTGAACAGGTCAGACGCTCGGAACCCGGCTGCGGCTACAGCCATCCGCAAGGTTTCGGGGATGAACTGGTAACGGCCGACAGCGAACAGGGTCCGGTCGCTCTGCAGCTTCTGCACCGCCCCAATGGTGAGCCGATCCAGGCCAGGCCAGCCTGCAGGCGTGTCACCGGCTTTGCCACGGTTGACGCTGGTGTAGTCGCCCTCTCCTGCGGCAATCAGATCCAGCAGGGGCTTTACCGCAGCGAAGGGATTGGGGGCGGGCTCTGCTGGGCTTCCTTGCGCCCGCCATGCGTCGGTGAACAGTTCCCGCTGTTCATCCGTCAATGCCTGATCTAATGCCGACAGAGCGGCCAGCTGGTGGGGCGTGAGCTTGCCTTTCTTGGCAGCTTCTTCGGCTGCCCCGCGCACGGTTGCGAACGTCATCAGCGCTTGTGGATAGGAACAGCGGCGGCGATGGGGTTGTAGAGCCGGGCCACGGCCTCGATCTGCCCCACGGTTGCCGGTTTGCCGATGGCATCAGCGATGGCACTAGCGATCAAGCCTTCTACGATCACGGGCGGGACGTGGTTGCGCTGCACCATCGGCAGCTCTACATCCAGCCGCGCAAACACGTTGGGCAGCACGGCACGCAACGCACGGTCAACAGCAAACGCGGCAAGCCTGGTGGCCAGACGGCCAAGGATGGGGCGCAATCTCACGGGGAGCCTGCAGGTTTCCTAGGTTTCCCTGCCCAAGAACCGCCCATCAGGCCCACGCTTCGGCCCCTGCTGCTGCCGCCGCTTGTGGCCCGACAGGTATGCCGCCACGGGAGATTGTGCCAGCAGCCCGCCGATCCCCAGCCCCGAGGCCCGCAGGTCTGCCGTCAGGCTGTCCCATGCTGGTTGGCACTGGTCCGGCCCTGATGCCCGCAGTTCACACAGCCCCACCCGGACAGCACCGGAAGCAGCTAGCGACACCGCAGCGCCAACGATCATCAGACCGATGGGCGTGAAGCCCTTAAACGTAGGGGAAACGCTCAACATCACCGCACCTCCGTCTCTTGTCGCCGCATCCGCACCTCCAGATCACGGATTGAAGTCTTGAACTCCTGCAGCTCCGTGCGGAAGTTGTCTTGATTGGTCAGCACCCGATCTAGCCGAATCGGCATCTGGACGGCCAGCCAACCAACCCCACCGACACCGCAGATGATCAGCCAGCTGACCACGTGCCGTCTCACCTCATCCCAGAAAGGGTCAGGAGTGCCGTTCACTAAAACCTCAAGGCTATGGCCAACCGCGTGCGCCGCCCGTGATGCTTCCATGCCTGCAATCGTCATACCGGGCAGCGTTCACGGGCTAGGTTGCCTCTAGAAAATCAGGACACGGCGGCGCCTTCCGGTGCTCGCCAATGCTGAGCCAGTGAGCGCAAAGGAGACAATTGAGTTCCCGGCAACGATCAGCGCTCCGGCCGCTGAGCCCTGCAGATCAAATGAGGCGGCGCTGATCCCTGCAACTGCAACATCACCAACGGCTGTGCCGCCAAGGGTCAGCGTTTGACTGCTGGAGCCTTGTACCGCCCCTGCGGCGACCGTACCAGTTGCCGTCCCGCCAAGATTGAGAGTGCTGGAGCTGGAACCAGCTACAGCCACTGAGCCAGCGGCGCTGCCGGGCAGCGCCAGGGACTGGCTGGAGGCCCCTGCGATTCCGACCGCACCAGCCGCCGTGCCGCTGAGCGCTAGGGACTGGCTACTGGCGCCCTGGATCAGCCCACTGCTGACCGTGCCGGTCGCTGTGCCGCTGAGGCTGAGGGAGGCCGAACTGGAACCGACCACGGCCACCGCGCCGGCTGCGCTGCTAGTCAGGCCAAGGGCCTGGTTGCTGGTGCCGCTGACGTCAACTGCCCCGGTGGCGGTGCCGCCCAGGCTGAGCGTGCTGGAACTGGCTCCGGCCACGGCAACAGCGCCAGCCGCCGAGCCGGACAGCGCGAGCGTGGCGGTGCTGGAGCCAGTCACGGCCACAGCCCCAGCCGCGCTGCCGTTCAGGGTTAGAGCCTGGCTGCTGGCGCCACTGACTCGAACCGTGCCGGCGGCTGTGCCCGTCAGTGCCAGCGTTTGATCGCTCGCGCCGTTGACAGTGACAGCGGCCGTTGCCGTGCCGGTGATTGCCAGGGTCTGGGTACTGGCACCCACCAGCGCCACTGCACCAGCCGCGGTGCCGCCCAGAGCGAGGGCCCCGGTACTGGCGCCGGAAACGGACACGGTGCCCGCCGCCGTGCCGGCCAAGGCCAGCGTGGCCGCACTGGTGCCGCTGACGGCCACGGTGCCGGCTGCTGAGCCGGCCAGGGCCAGGGCGCCCGAGCTGGCGCCAACCACGGCCACGCCGCCGGCCGCGCTACCGCCTAGGGCGAGCGTGCCCGCGCTGGCTCCGGCGACTGCCACATCGCCGTCCGCTGAGCCGCCCAGCCCGAATGTCGCGGAACTGGTGCCTGCTACAGAGACATTGCCGGCCGCGTCACCGCTCAGCGCGAGGGTGGCCGAGCTGGTGCCAGTGATGGCGCCCAGTCCACCAACCGTGCCATCGGCAGAGCCGCTGATCGAGAGCGTGGCCGAACTGGTGCCGACAACCGGCGGGACGCCGATCAGGCCGTCGAACGCGATTGCCCGCAGGATGCTGCTGCGGCGGGCGCTCAGTGCCGCCGAGATCGAGGACGTCTTACCCCAGCGGAATACGCGACGTGCCACGGGCTAGCCCTCCGCTATCTCAGCCATCAGGTTGATGGTGTGGTTGGTTGCGAGCGATCCAAAGAAGCCCGCCAGCATCAAGGCCGAGGTGTCGAATACCCGGGGTAGTCCGGTGAGTTCAGGCCCGAAGATCGTGGGCGTTTTCGCCTCCACCCGAGCGCCCCAGATGCGCCGCAAGAACATGGGCGTCACCTGGCCGCCGGGGTTGCCGCCCGCGCTGACCGTATAGCCGTCCATCAACCGGGCGCCATAGTCCCCGGCGTTCCAGGGCACCCGGAGCAGCTGGCCTGCGTTGCTGTTCGGCACGGTTACAGCGGCGCTGGTTTCCGCGGCGTTGTTGTCCTGGTCCCGGTAGTTGATCGTCACGCTGCCGGTGGCGACCGTGGCGCTGTTCTGCCAGACCCACATCTCGACCTCCTCCCAGGCCGGCGTGACACCATCCGAGCGCAATGGCAGGCGGCCGGAGAAGTCCGGTTGCGAGCCAAGCGTTACCGGCGTTGAGCTTGCATTGGGAATCGCTGTAGCGCCAGCCCAGAACAGCACATCGAACAGCACCAGTGACACGGGCAGGTCTGACATTGCCTCGACCCGCGAGAGGTAGCCCCTGTTCGAGCCCTGAAAGGCGTCGATCGCAGGGAACCCCGTGGTGGCATCCGTTGGTACAACTCCGGTGGTGGTGTTGCCAGGCGGTGCCCCCGCGGCAGGGAACCCCGCGATGGCGAGGCTTGTAGAGAGCGTGCCGGGCGGGCTGACCACCTTGCTGAACTGGATCGGATGCTTCCGTGCTCCGATCAGTTTCTCGAAGCTGGTGATCGCCACGGCTCAGCCCTCCGCAATCTCGATCACAAGGCTGGGAGTGGACGTGGACGTTGATTCAGGCAGGCACATCAGCATCAGCGCCGAGCTGTCGAACACCTGGGCCAGGCCGGTCATGTCCGGCCCCCAGGTCTTGTAGGTGTTGGCCTCTACCCTTCCGGCCCACAGCCGCCGCAGGAACATAGCCGTCACGGCGCCCGTTGCAGAGGCCACGCCGTTGACCAGATACCCATTCATCAGCTGGGCGCCATAATCGCCCGCGTTCCAGGGTACCCGCAGAACCCTGTTGACGGCCACGCCGTTGGTAGAAACAGTGGCGCTACTTTCGGCCGCATTGTTATCCTGGTCCCGATAGCTCATCTGGAAGCTGTGGGCCTGGGCGCCGCCGGCCGTGGACAGCCAGACCCACATCTCGACTTCCTCCCAGGCCGGAGTGACGCCATCGCTGCGCAGCGGCAGGCGACCCGAGAAGCTGGGCTGCGAGCCGAGGGTGATCGTGGTGGTGCCGGCCGTTGGGATGGTGGTCGGACCAGCCCAGAACAGCAGGTCGAACAGGGCCAGGGTCTGGTTGACCGGCGAGAACGCCTCCACCCGCGACAGGTAGCCCTTGTTGCTGCCCTGGAACGACTGGATCACCGGAAAGCCCGTTGTCAGGTCCGTGGGAACAACGCCCGTGGTGGTATTGGCCGGCGCCGCCCCGGCGCCGGGGAATCCTGCCGCGGCAAACGTCGTGGCCCAGTTGCCGGCCGTGGTGGTCACGGCCGCCGTTTTGGCGATCTGGACGTGCTGTTTGCTCGCCCCGATCAGCTGCTCAAAGCTGGTGATCGCCATGGGGTCAGGCCGCCGGCATGGTGCGGGTCCAGCTGGTCACGGTCACGGTCTGGCCTGAGGCGATGCTCACGTTGTCGAGGGTCAGGTCGCCGCCGCCTCCCGTGGCGGTGATGGTCCCCTCCTCAATGTCGGTGCCGTTCGTCAGCCGGTAGTGGCCGGCGGTGCCGGTGCCGGATGCCGCAACGGTCCAGCTGCCGTTCAGCGTCACCTGGCCGGAACCGCTGGTGAGCGGGGTTGTGGGCAGCGTGATCGTCGCCAGGGCGCTGCCACCAGCGGCACCACCCACGCCAGCGGGGGAACCGGTGCGGATCACCAGGGAGGCGCTGGCCGGAAACGCCGCCACGTAGGCATCACGGAATCGGTTACGGGTTGCAGTAGAAAGCTGGATTGCCACGGCTTGCCGAGGTCTGGGATTCTCTAGGTTTCCAGCGTCACGCTCAGCTCATCCACCGTGCCGCTGACCGCGCTGATCTCCAGCCACACAAAGCTGTCCGCCGGGATCGGCATTTGATCCAGCGCAACGCTGGTGCCCGTGGTGGTGCTTGTCACCGTGGTCGGCACTGTTGCGGCGGTGCCGCCGCTAGTGCGGTCGGGCGCGTACTTGATGACAAAGCTCACGCTGGGGGAACTGGTGCCCTGCAGCACGGCCACCACCGCCGTGAGCGTCACGTCCGTATCAGCACGGAACAGGGTGAAGTCGTCCCCAGCAACCGGCGCCGTGATGCTGATGCTCTTGGGCAGCTCCAAGTTTGCCAACCCGCTCGGAGGCGTGTAGTTGAGGATCCCTGCCCCGCTCGGAATCCTCAACAGCATCTGGTTTTTAGGCCCCACCCTTTCGGGCACATTGATCCGGTTCACCGTGGAGCCAGAGAACGTGTAGAGGAGGATGCCGGCCACGGTGTTGAGGTTGGCATCTCCTGCCCAGTCGGTGAGGTACACCGTCCATTCCCGCAACGCTCCCTGCCCTTGGTATTGCTTGACGGGGGTCAGGTCCGGCTCAACGAGGATCACGCACTCCAACCCGCTGACCCTGCTACCTGGTGCCAAGCCCTCCCCTGCAGACCTGACGGCAATAGACGGTGTGGTGACCCCGTTGGCCAGCGTGTAGAGCCCCAGAAACGGGCTCAGCACCGTCGCAAGCTGGCCTCTGAGGGTAAGCACGTCCATGCCTCAGCTTGCCATCAACAGCAGGTCTCCCTCCAGCCAGGCCGCCGCGTAGCGGTTTGGCAGGGTCAGGTCGTAGGTCAGCAGCGGCCGGTCCATGTCCCGCAGCCTGACGGGGCCATGGCACGGCTTGCCCACGCACACCAGGCCACCGCGGACGTTCCTGCCCTCTAGCTTCGGCGCCAGCACCCACACCACGCCATCGTCCGAACGCAGGCACCGCAGTTTGGGCGGCTGCACGTCCGGCTTCAGCGCCTTCAGTACCTCCGGCCAGGCCGCCAGCAGGATTGGGGGAGCCTGCCCCTCCCGCTGCAGGCTCAGGGCCACGGCAGCCACCTGAGGCGACAGACCCTCGCTGCTGCTGGCCTTCTGCTCACGCTGGAACAGGGCCACGTCGGCAGGCATGAACGGCTCCCGCCGCTTCTTCTCGTCCCTGTTGAGGTTCAGGGTCGTGGAATGGAGGTAGGCAATCGGCAGTTCTGCCATCGCCGCCGCGTCAACCTTCATCCGCTGTAGGTGCCCCCACGCACGGATCACCACCGCCCGCAGTTCATCGCCAAACGACTGCCGATGAAACTGCCCCGGGAAGGCTGCGATCAGGCCCCAGAAAATTTCTTCCCAGTCCCACGTTTCGGGCTGCCACCGCCCGCTGGCGGCTTTCCCAGCTCCTCCTCCGTCCGCTGACGGGTGGGCAGGCTTTCCGCCGCCTGTTCCTCCTCGGCCAACAGGTACAGGTCGCTGAACAGCTTCCTGTGTAGACCCTGCGTATCTGCCACGCCCCAGTCCGGCAGGTTCAGCCGGTGCCGAATCAGGGCCGTCACGGTGGCCTGTTGTGTCCGCTGGCCTGCCGCCCGGAACACTTTGCCCACCTCCTCAATCCGCGCCGCATGGCGCAGCTTCATCGCCTTGGCGTCAGGCTCTAGCTCCCGGCCGCTAACTGCCGCCTCCACCAGCTCAAACGCCTCGGTGAGCGTGATGCCCTCAGCTTTGGCAATCGCATCAGCTGCCTGCGCACCACGGACAAAAGCGTTCTGATCCTGTGCCAGCAGATCCTGGATCGTGGCGCTCTCAGCCACCGTCAGACCACCCAACACGGGCACACTCAGCGTCCCGCTGGCCTCATTGCCCACCACTCGATGCTCAGTCTTGGCTGGTGCCTGCAGGAATGGCAGCGTCATTTGGTAGGTGCGTCCACAATCTGTTTCACTAGCCTACGATCAATCTCACGCTGCACCAATGCCAGCCGGTTAGCAGCCGCCTGGGCCTGGATGCGCTGAATCAGGGCTCGGTTGTCGGTGGTCATGGCACTAGGTCAGAGGGGCTGAAGCCGAGGGCTAGGAGCTGCTGGCGGCAGTAGGAGGGGTTGCCCCAGTCCCAAGAGACAAACCGATCCCCTACCGACCAGCCATCAGGAAGATCTGTAGGCGGCTTCCCCTTGTAGCGCTCTTTTGCCCTGCGATACACCCACTCCGAGTCAGGGTCATACACCCCGCTGTACGCAGCTGGGACACTCCCGCTGGCCGCATACTCGTAGCGTTCGGCCCCAACGTCGCAAACCGCAGGGCCAACGCACGGGAACAGCCATCGAGATGGGAAGGGTGCTGTCTCGCCGTATGCCGTCAGGTCCTCGGCTGGCGTTTGAGATGTTGCCGTTGGGTTGGCAATGGCGCTGTAAACGCCAGGGGTTCCGACCTGCCCGGGGCCGCCAATAGGCCACATGCCGTATCGGTTGACATCATTAAGCGATCGCTCTGGCGCCTCGGGTACTCCGCTATAAGTCAGAACAGCGCTCACCGCTTCTGGGCTGATTCCGCCGATCCATCCTGTCAACGGATGCGTAAATAAAATGGCACTAGACGCAACTGTCCTGGTGCCTGTTGCCTCTGGCACGACATAGCGCATGTAATCCAGCAATGCGGACGGCGGTGAAATGCGACGAACCGCCCGATGGCTTACAACAAAACAGTGCTCTTCGTTGATGATCGGATAGGTCAGGACACTGCCTAGCCCTGTCCGCTTAAACGCAAACGCGGGCGGGGCCCATGCGATTGTTTGCACGCCCCACCCAATGGTTCTAACATGGTTCTCATGCCTGCGCCGAACGTAGATAAAAACATCCTCAGTGACTGGCAAAACCAGTGACTCACTTCTGTTGATGCCCATGTAGGGGCTGCTGCCGGGCAGGCCTCCAAAGTATCCGGTCCGCTTGATCTTGAACGGGACTATCCGAGATGTGGAGCCAAGGTCTGGGTTATCAATGTTGAAAACCCATGAGAACACGTCTCCCTCACCGCCAGCTGGCACAGGCGGACCAGCGTTGGGGAAGTCGGAGTTACTGGGCTCTAGACGGGCCGGTTCCGTCCATTCGACAAAAGACTTCCCATTGCCGCTGTAAATCCTGAAGCCAATCTCGCCGGGAGTGGCAAAGCGATTGGCAACGCAGCCAAACCCAAGGAACTTGCGATTACGGTACGCCGCCGGATCTTCCTTCTTCTCGCTTTCAGGCACAGCACCGGGCCAAGGCTTGGCATCCTCCACGGGCTTCCTGAGCCGCTCGGCCTCAGCCTGCACCCGCTGCCGGCGCTCTTTGTTCAGCTGGCTTTGCCGATTGGCCTCAGCCCATGCCTTTGCCAGACTGCGAAGGCTGTTGGTGACAATCTGGATGTTGATTTGCTCTGACATCAATCATCCGTGGTCAGCGTGATGCGGTAGGTCTGGCCCTGGCCCGCTGCCAGAGTGATGGGAGTAGATTCAACGATGATGCTGTGAATGTACGTCTCCCCGTTGATGTAGACCACCACCGTGTCATAGGTGTAGGTGCCCGACGTGCAGGTAAAGGCCGCATCCACATACGGCACCTCATAGCGCAGATCCGTGGCATCCCACGCCCCTGTCCCCAGCGTGGCAGTGAACCGCGCGTAACCGGTGCCCGTGCTTTCGACGCTTTGCCAGTTGGCCACCGTGCTTTCAGCCGTGTAACCAGACGATCCGACCGAGCACAGCATCACCTTGAGGGTCTTCCCCTCATACGCCAACCCCGCAACGCGCTTCAGCTCCTTCTGGGAGATGGTGGTGGTGAGTGCCATGCTCTAGGCCGTTTGGTCTAGGTTGCCTTCATCACGGCGCCGACGTTTTGTAGGGATGATCAGAGGGCAGATCAGCGGTGCGGCCCCACTTGTGCGCCGCATAGCCTTCTAGCTTCTGCCTGTCGGTGGTCCCTACGGCAGTGTTTAAAATCACGATTTCTGCCAGATCCATCTCAAGGAAGAAGTTTGCAAACAGGTTGCGGCCGACATCAAGCCCGAACGTCAAATCAAGCGTTGAGCCACTGGATGCCGTGGCAAGCGTGCCGCCGTTCCGTGTCATCCCAATGCTGCCGGAGCCATGGGTGAACACGGCAATGGACCAAGCATTATCGGCGCCAATGGTCTGGATAACGTTGTCGTCGCTGCCATCCCAGTTGTAACCCATGATCCTTGTGGAAGAAGTGCCAGACGGCGCATTAACAAACAGGCCAAAATACGCTTCCTGATCGCTGATGACGGCTTTGTTATCGTAGGTATTGGCGCCCGTCGTGGTTGCCCCTCTCTGCCTGAACACAGCCATCACCGTATGACTAGCGGCTGTGATGCAGTTATTCAACGTTGTGCCACTCAAGAAGTCGTTAGTGCCGTCAAACGTGACGAGGTTGAGAGAGTTGAGTGTGGCCGAGGCATACGCTGGTCGGCTGCCGGCGGTTCCTTGCGTTAGGTGTCGAGCGTTGCCGCTGCGGTCATTCCACTGGCTGACGGTGCCAGAGATAAGCGTGAAGTCGCTTGATTGACTGGCGTCGTACCAAGCAGTCGGCGACAGTGCGCTCGGGGTCCAGCTGCCGGGACTGACCAGGGTGGATGAAACGGCTAAGCGGCAGAACACCGTGATAGGAACTTGAGCAATAGACGGCTGCGCCGTTACCCTGACTTTTGTTGCCAGTGACACAGAAGTAGAGAGATTCAGCAGGTACGGGAAGCTCTGAATCTCTGCGGCAGTCCGCAACCGCAGCGTCTTGCGTACAGCCTCATTGAACGGCGGAATCACCACCGTTGGCGTCATCGTCGGGGGCGTCAGCGGCATCAGTCCGGGGCAGGAGTGGCAGGCAGTTGGGAGGCGGTCATGCCGGGGGGCAGTGGCACCCATGACGTGGTGGTGCCGGGGTCCGCACCAACGGCGCCCCAGTACAGGGCATCCGTGGAGGCGATCACGCCGTCGCCGGTCATCGCCCAGCTGCAGCCGTTAAGCCGAAACTGGCCGGTGATGCCGGCGGCCTGAACGTAGATGGGGTCAAACGGTGCATCAGGGAGGCGCATGGGATCGAGCTGGAGGGCCAGGGCGACACGGTTGCCCAGCAGCAGGCGGTTTTGGATGCGGCCGTAGTTGCGGGCCTTTTCCTCGGCATCGCTGGGGGTCAGGGTGAACCCACCGCCCACGGTCCAGCTGATGACATCATCCGGCGCATAGGGCAGGCTGAACTCCTGCGTTGCTTCGGTTTCCACGCTCCCCACGGCCCAGACCGTTTGCGTCACGCTTTCGCCCGGTTCCTCGGTTGAGTTGGCAGTGTTGTTGCGTTCCTCCTGGCTGGGGCGGCGCTTCAGGCCGTACTCCCGCTCAGTCCTGATGTTGGTTTCGGCGCCGATATAGGACAGTTCCTTGGCCCTGGCTAGCAGCTGGTCAAGGGACTCCCGGGCTGTTGTGGCGTCGGTGGTGTCATACACGTAGTCAGCTGACGACGCTAGGCCCTGCTGCCCGCCGATGGTCTTGGCCGCCAGTCCATAGGTGTCGGTGACGGTCTGGGTGATACCCGAGGCAATGTCCTTGTTAAAAGTCACGACGGACACGGACGACAAAATGTAGGCGCCTCCGTCAAGATCCATGATCGCGCCGTCGGCGCTCTTGAACGTGTCCACGCCTAGCGATCCAGCGACCTCCATCTCGCTGATGAAAGTTTTGGTGACGGTCTTGATGACCTCGGAGGATCCCGCCGGCCGGCCACTGGAACCGCTCACCACACACGTTGAAGCCGGGTCGGTGTCAGCTGTCAGCCGGTCGCGCATGGCGACCTTTAGCTCCTCTGTGGTCAGCGTTTGAGCAGCCGTCAGGAGGGACGCACCGCTAGGCAGCCCCTCTCCGTCTTTAACGTATCTGTAGGTACTCTTTTCGTGGGTGACGCGGTACACGTCCTGGACAAAGGACGCCCCAACGCTGGCCCTGTCGCTGGCCCATGTGCCGTTCACGTCGGCCGCTGCACTCTTGGAGATGCTGACGGTTTCTATTAGGCGGTCCCAGCCGTCATAGAGCGAAAACGACGCGCTGTAGGGCGCGTAATAGCCGGTGACGCTTTGTGTGACCCCGCTGCTGTCCTGATAGTTGACCGTGATCGGTGTTAGGGCGCCGATTGTTTCGGTGTGCTCCCAGTTGCGCTTGGGATCCCATCCGGGGTCGCCGCCAGTGCCGACCAGGGCATTGTCCGGGGCCTTGAGCTTGCGGGTGGTGTATTTGACCCGCGCCGAGTCACCGGCAAGCGTGCCTACGCCAACGGGGCCCAAGTCGATCACGTCGGCATCCGTGATGATCGGCCCGGTCATGGCCGGAGCATCAAAGCTGAAGATTTCCAGCACGGCGCCATCGCGCACGATGCCGAAGAAGTTCTCTGACACCAGCAGGTCGCTCATCACCTGGACGTAGCCGGGGCTCAGATCGAACTCCTCAACGCTGAATTTGTTGGTGAGGGGGTTAGACGACAGGGTGAGGCCGAGGGCATCCGCGCACTGCTGCAGCACGTAGCTTGCGCTAATCGGCAGCGTGGCGTAGTTGTAGACGTAGCAAGGGATGGTGGCGTTCTCTTCCTTGCTGTTGGGGTTGGTAGTCGGCGGCTTGCGGTTGGCAAAGAAGGTCAGCGGGCACCCCAGCTCCACCTTGGTGGTCTTGCGGTAAGGGTCCACCGTGGCCGACAGCACCCGCAGCGACCGGGGGATGGTGTCACCACTGCCGCCGGCCTTGGTGTAGGTAAACGTCACCGTGGTGCCGATGGCGGGCAGGCTGCTGCCCTTGAGTTCAGCGCTCCCCCGCGTCTTGATGAGCCCGCTGCCTTGCAGGTAGTCGTCTGCGATGTTGGCCTGTATGACAGGCCCCAAGCCGCAGGTGACCGTGGCGCGAATGTCAATGGCCATCAGACGAGTTTGGCGACCTCAGCCGAAACGGTGTAGCGGGTAGTCTTGACGCCAGCGACTAGGACGCTTTCAGCGCCCGTGATGGTGGGCGGCCTGGTGGGGAACCATGTCCCGGCACCGCCCGCGGCGGCGATGGCGCTGTCGTACCAGCTCATCAGGCCCGAGACTGAGCCGCTTGTGATGTACCCCTCGATGCTCTTGGCCTCCAGTGCCACCAGCGGCCCTTGAATCAGGCTGAAGCCGCCGGCGGTGGTGCTCACCGTGGGGCCATTGCTGCGGCTGACAACAGGCTTGCTCAGCTTGATCGACACGCCCCCGAGAGACTCGGTGCCGAGGTCGGGCAAGTCTTCAGAGAGGTACTTGTCGATCAGCGCCTGAAAGCTGCGGAGCGTCTTGAGGCTGTCCAGCCCGCCGGCCGCAAAGATCGCCTGCCTTGCCGTCAGGTCCGCAATCTCGATGGCCACCTCGGCCGTCTTGAGATCCTCGGCATAGGCGCCGTAAACGCCGGCCTTGGCCTCAGCGCTCTGGAGTTCCAGCTGCAGGTCAAGCTCCGCCAGATCACCAGCTGATCCAGCCCGGGCGGCCAAGTCTGCCGTCTTGTTCAGCACCTCCCGGGCAACGCTGATCGTGGCCAGGTCATCGGCACGGGTGGCCAGGGCATCCAGCTCGGCCTGCTGGGCTGCGATGTTGCGGTCTGCATCCACCACGGCCAAGGCAGCCGCATTGGCCTGGAATGCCGTCAGTTCGGCCGACTTGCTGACCAGCTCCCGGTCCGAATCCAGCTCGGCCAGGGCGTCAGCGTTGGCGGTATAGGCGGTCAGCTCTGCGCCCTTTGACACCACCTCACGGTTTGAGTCAATCGTGGCCAGCGCTGCCGCGTTGGCGGTGTAGGCCGTGGCCTCCGCGCCCTTGGCGACCACCTCTCGATCAGAGGCCAGATCAGCCAGGGCTGCCGCGTTGGCCGTGAAGGAGGTCAGCTCTGCACCCTTGGCAACAAGCTCCCGGTCAAACTCCAGGTCCGTCAGCGCCGCGGCGTTGGTGGTGTAGGCGGTCAGCTCCGCCCCCTTGGCCACCAGCTCACGGCTGGAGTCCAGCACAGCCAAGGCTGCTGCGTTGCTGGTGTAAGGCCCCAGCTCGGCCGTTCTGGTCAGCAGCTCTTTGGTCGCGTTCTGCTCTGCAAAGTCATCGGCCAAGCCCCCGCTCAGTGCCGCGATCTCGCAGTCCGTCTCGTCCTTCTGCCGCTGCAGGTTCGCGGCAATGACCGCGCAGTCCACCGCGTTGGCATCTGCCTGCTCCTGTTGCTTGTCCAGCTCCCGCTGCCGCAGCAGCACCGCCAACGCCTGTGCGGCATCAACCAGGATGGCGCTCACCTGGACGTAGGGGCCAGCCTGTTCACCGGAGGGGGCCTCAGCGAACCAGCACGCCAGCCCGCTCACGGCAATCCCGTTGGCGCTGCCTACGGTCAGGCTGATCGTGGTGCCAACCGTCTCGCTGAGCAGCGTGTCTTGATCGTTGATCCGGGCATTGCGCCAGGTGTTGTACTCGCTCAGCAGCGCTTGCCATTGGGAGGCCGACAACAGACCGCTGACCCTGAACGTACGGGCCGTCAGGCCACGCCGCGCCTCGCCCTCATAGCCGTAGGGCTGAGCGGTGAGGTAGTTGCACGTGAAGCTGCCGATTGTGATGGCCATGGGTCAGGGGAGCGCGGCGGCCTGGTTGATGAAGGTTTGCCCGGTGTCAGCGTTGACAGTGACCGTGATGGTGCGGCTTGCGTTGGCGTTTTCGTTTAGCGCGGCCACCAGGTTGGGGATGGCGCTATCAGCGAGGTTGCCAATGCTCTTGGTGACGAGTGCCCCGGTGCTGGCAAAGTCCTGAGCCAGCTGTGCCTGCGCGTCGGCCACAGAGCGCTGGGTCACGTTGAAGGATCCCACCGCGTCAGCAATGGCCGCAGCTTGCTGGCCAAAGGCAATGAACGCCTGGGCATTGGTCTGGCTGGGGATCAGCGTGGGGTCCACCAGCCCGGTCTGCACGCCACGGGTGATGTTGGCCTGAGCCTGCTCCAGGACGCGCTGTTTGCCGATCTGGGTAAGGATGGCAAAGTTGCTGCTGAGCGTGTCGTTGAGGCGGCGCGTGGCCTCGTTGAGCTGATCCTTGAGGGCACGGCCGCCGTTGACCAGGGCCAGCTCCAGCTCACCACCGGCTGCGCTGAGCTGGGCAATGGTGCTGCGGATGTTCTCGGTGCTGTCGCCCTTGGCCGCTTGGTTCTGCAGCTGCAGGAACAGCTCAGCCTGCTTTTGCCGCGCCTGGTTGATTGACTCCAGCACGGACTGCGCGGCAGCCACCTGCGCCCGTTGCGCCTGATCTTCGATCCCGGCTAGTTGCTTGGCCTTGGCAATGCGATCATCCAGCGCCTGCGCCTGCAGCCTGAACTGAGCCACAAACGACGTGGTGTCGGCAGCGGCATCGCTCAGGAGCTTGGAGCCCTCCGCCAGGTTGATTTTTACCGTATCACTCGCCGCCGCGAGGCGCAGTGCAGCTTCCTTTGCTGCGGTGTTCTTGTCTTGGCTAGTCCCACCAGCAGCGTCAGCGGCTGCCCTTGCCTTTGCGTATTCACCTTGCAGGCGCTTCTCTTCTGTGATTGATTTCTGAATCTTGAACTGACTTTCAGCCAGCTTCAGATCAGTGCCGCTCAGATTGATGGTCTGCTGGAGCAGATCAAGACGCTCCTTGGTTTCCTGCGATGCCTTGACTACCGTTGCAGACGGCGTAGGGCTTGGCTTTGGCAACTGTGGCGGGGCCCCGCCACCTCCGGCGCCTTGAGACAGATCCTTAATCAGGTCGGCCAGGATCGCTTTTGTGATCTCGTTTTTGACGCCTGTTGCCGTGCCCGAGTAGGTCTTGCCGTTGTACTGAACAGACACCCCGCCAAAGAAGCCTGAGCCGCCAAAAGGCCCAATCTTTGCTTGGACAAGATCGCCGGCCTGCTTGTCGGCCCGCGCCGCGAGCTGCGGGTACTGATTAGCCAGGTTGGCCTGCCTGATGGCGCCTGCCAGCTCCTTAAAGGCGCGAGTCAGGCCGCCAACCACCGCCAACGCAGCGGGGCCAAAGGCTGTGGACAGCTCCTTTTGAAAGTTTTGGGATTCAATGCTGAGTGCCTTGAGCTTCTCCTGGCTTGTGTTGAGGCTTTTGCTCAGCGATCCGAGTTCGTCGGATTTGAGCCGCTCTAGGGCTTTGATGATGATGTCGGTGCTGATCTTGCCTTCGCTGCCCAGCTGCTTTAGGGCGCCAACAGGGACGTTGAGTTCCTTGGCAATGGCTTGAGACAGCGGCGGCAGCTGCTCCAGAACAGAGCGCAGCTCATCGCCTTGCAGGCGACCAGACGACAGGCCCTGTGTCAACTGGATCAGGGCATTGTTGACGCTCTCTGCGCTGAGCCCTGTGTTTTTAGCAGCAGCAGTGACACCAACAAAAATAGTCTGGATTTGCTCAAGGCTAACGCCAGTTGGCCGCAGCGATGCGTAAAGCTGTGCAAAGCCGTTGGCGGCTTCGGCTTGACTCAGGTTTAGTAGCTTGGCTGCCTCGGCCGCTGCAAACTGCGCTTGGGTCGTTTCACCGAATCTGCCAGACAGCGCATTAAGCCGCACGTTTGCGGACTCAGCAGCAATCCCAACGTCTGCGATCTGCTTTGCGACCGCAGCCACGCCAAGGGTTGCGAGCCCATTACGGAGCAGTCCAACACTGCCGGCTAGGCCATCAAACGCAGTTCCGGCGTTTTCAACTTCCGACTGGATCGACGTAACAACACGGCTTTGGCCAAACCCCTGGATTGACAGGGACTTGCTGATTGATTCCCCCCGCTGCTTTGCAATCCGCTCTGCCCGCTCCAGCCCAGCATTGAACGCATCTAGGTCAACGCCAAGCACTAGCGATGCGCTGCCCAGTCTCTCCTCCACACCATCCCAGTCGCTCCCATAGGTTGCCGGGAAACTAGGCCATGAGCAGCGCCCTCGCCTTCCTGGCCAATGCCACGGCCACCTTTGACGTGCCCACCGCTGGGACCGTCACCGACCCGACCACAGGCAACGTGGTGCCCAATACGGAATCAGTCACGGTGACGCTGTACTTGCGTGGCACGGGTGGCGCTGCACCGTCGCTGGCTGAGTTCCCCGGTGTAGGTGTTGAGGATGACGTGCTGGAAGGCTACGCCGTGAGCCCCCAGGCCCTCGATGCGCGGATCGTGCCCGGTGTGCGGGGATCCCTGGCCTTCGGCAGTGATGACCCGGTGCCCTGTGAGGTGGCAGCAGCCCGCTACCCGTTTGGCAGCACCGGGTTTCTCGGGGAGACGCAGCAGGGCATCCTGGGCGACAAAATCCGCATCAGCAGGTACAGCCAGCGATGACGACCGTTCGCGCCAGCTATCGCCTACAGGGGTGGAACGCTACTCAGCTGAAGCTGCGTGTGCCTGCCATCCTTACGGCCTACGGCAAAGCAGTCGGAGACGAGTTCCAGCAGCAAATCAAGCTGGTGCAATACGACTGGCCCCGCCGCACCTACCGGAAGAACGGCACCATCGAAGGCAGCCCGCGCGACATCGTGGACCTCGGCGGCTTCCTGCGCTCCCAACGCCGGGACAGGGTGGACGCTACGACCCTGCGCTTCAGCTGGAACGTGCCCTATGCCTCGCTGATCTTCAACGGATACACCACCAGCAAAGGCAACGTCTGCCCGCCGAGGAACTGGATCAAGCCGGCCCTAGAAGCGCAGCCCCTAGACCGCTTCTTTGTTGATCAGTGGAAGGCTCTGGCCAGGCGGTCGCTCTGACACAGAAAAGCCCTGCCGAAGCAGGGCCGGTGTCCCACTGGTCGGGATAGCTTGCCGATCAGCTCACAGTTGCAACGGTGAACACAGGCGGTGTGCCCGCGCCGCCCACATCTCCAATCGCAACGGTGAGGGTATCGCCCACCTTGAAGTTGGTCCCGCCCGCCGCGATCGTCGGCGCAGAGGTCACAGTGCCACCGCCAGCCACGACGATGTTGGCCGTCGCGCCCTTGCCCGAGCCCACGCCAGAGGCAGGGTTGACAGGCACCAGGGCCTTGCCGCTGTAGGTGGCGGCGGTCATGCCGCTGCCGGCAGTGGTGATGCTCAGGGTGGCGATGGGGTTGCCCTGCGGGTACCAGAGCAGTTGGCCGTACCCTCTCAGCGTGAAGCTAATAGTGGCAACATCACCGGCCTGGATGCTCTCTTGGAAGCCCTCAACAAAGGCAATGCCGCTGTGAATTTCGGCGTCATCACCGCTGCCATCCTTGACGGGGGACACGCGGTAGAACTTGAGGGCGGTGCCGGCAGCACCGTTGAGCCATGCCTGCTTCAACAGCCGGTAACCCGCATCCCCCAAAGACATGTTCATGGCAGCGGGGATAGACCATCCCACGTTGGTCATGAGGGGATTCTTCCAGCCATACTCCGAGGAATAGTCAATCGGAGCATCAGTGGAGTCCGTGCTTCCGTCGATGCTGGCATTAGTCAGCGACAGAATCTCGGTCAGCCCAGCGGTAGATGTTGGGGGCGTCGATGCGGTGGTTCCCAGCCCAACGTAGAGCTGAAAATCTAGCGCGTTGAAATAAGAAGGCATGGCCGGCGCTTGTTTGACCTAGCTTGCCGGCCGTTTCCTCCAGCGCCTCGGGTTCCTGTTGTTGTTCTGCTCCTTCATGGTCGCCCACCGGCAGTTCCCCGGCTCGTAGTGCCCGTTGGGATCAATGCGGTCAATGGTGAGGCCAGGCGGGCAATCCCCCATGTCTTCCACAAAAGCCTCAAAACTGTGCCAACGGTCGCAGACCTTGATGCCTTTGCCGTAGTAATACTCCGCATAGCTCAGGTTTGGGTTGCTGCACCGCATCCGCATGTTCTGCCAAATGCCGTAGGTGCGGTCTTTCTTGCCGCTCCTGCCATGCGTGCGGACACGCTTCACCAGCATCTCGGTCCTGATGCAGCCACAGCTCATGCTGCCCTTGCCGAGGTTTCCGCCGTTGATCACCTTCTGCCTGCCGCAGTCGCACTGACAGAGCCAGTGCCACTTGTCGGTCTTGTGTGCCCTAGCCAAGACGACCAGCCGGCCGTAACGCTGGCCAACGCGGTCTACCATTGCTGTCATCAGCTCAGTTCCGTTGAGTTGGTCAAGGGGCAGGGTGTTAGCGCACCGCTGCCTCATTCATTCTACGGCCTTGGCTTTGGGAAGCGGATCAGCTCGCCGCCGCCAATTCCCGCTCCTCCTCAGCCTCCAGCCATTCCATGGGCGACGGCCGTTGGTCCGTGTGCAGCTCCCAGTCCTGCACGTCATGCCCGATGCCCGAGGTGGCCAGGAGACACTCCTGCAGATCCTGCATGGTGATGCCGAGGGCTGCGGCAACCTGCGCCGGGGCCATGCCTGAAGCGGCCAGCTTGCGTGCCCTGCTGCCGCGCTCCCTGACCACGGGAGGCGCTGCGATCTGGAAGCCGTGGTCCCTCAAATAGTGCATGACCTCCCCCTCCACGAAGCGGCCTAGGAGGGTGCTCAGCTTGTACGGCTCGCCGTTCGCCGGGTTGAGCTTGGTGGGGTCGTAGGC